GTCCCTGTTCAAAAGCAACATTAAACCCTTTCATGTTGTATTCGTCACTGACTTTGAAATCACCAGTGCAGGACGCCTTTAGGAAATTTTCAATCTTGCTCCTCATACCGTTCATTTCTTTCACTATGTCGGCACGTTCTTCAAGTACCTTAAGACCCCTGTTCTGGCAGTGCGGTGGCCAAAGCACTTTAATGATATAATTTATGTTCATTCTTTCAGTTTCTCCATGTCCTTGAACAACACGCACTCTGCATTTGAACAGTAGTCCAACTGTTTGGTCTTGGGCGGATTGCACAGAAAATAAAATTTCATATCTGGATGCAACATGATCACAGACCTTAGATCTTTAAGGACTCTTAGATCCGAAATGTCATATCCCACTAATAGTATTCTTTTTTCTGCTAGGCCTAATGCAGATAATACAGCCAACGTCTGATCGTCTGTATTATTATCCAGTGTTAAATTGAATTGAGGAGATATCGGAGGAAAACTGTGTACTTGATCATAGAACACGTACTTCTTATACAGTTCCGGTGTAGTGACACAATCCACAGGTGATGGTCGTTGTTGCAGAAACCATAATAGATCTTTCTCTTCCCTGGTCCATACGTAATCAACATACTTGTTTTCAAGATCCTTATTGCACACGCTGATAATCGGTCCGTATGCGTGTAATTTATCCAATGATAGTGCAATATCATTCTTGCCAAGTACAGTAATAAAGTGATGCTTTTTCATATCTTACGGTATTTAATGACCTAATAATGCCTGTTTTAAATAAATACCTACAGTTTTGCAAGACAATCAATTATCGATAAGGGGATAAAACAATGGCAATAGGACGAATAACAGGACAGATGTTATCTGCCAACCTAGCAAGGTCTGGAACAGATTTAACATTTGAAACAAATTTATTAGCATTAGACGTTAGTAACAGCAGAGTAGGTATTGGAACGGCTTCGCCGGCAACTACATTACACGTATCTGCCACAGACGCAATAACAATTCCGGTAGGAACAACAGCTCAGAGACCGGGTTCAGCGGCCAATGGTCAGATCAGGTACAACAGCACACTTTCAACAATTGAAGGTTACGCGGGTGCTTGGAAAAACTTGGCATCAGGTGCGTCAATCGAAGACGCCGACGGAGATACAAAAGTACAAGTTGAAGAGTCAAGTGATGAAGACATCATCAGATTCGACGTAGCAGGTACAGAGAGAATTAAAGTCGATGCAACTGAAACATTGAGTGGTGTAACGAAAATTAACCATGCGGCTTCTACTATAACTGGAACTGCTACGAACGGTAACATTACACTTACTCCAAATGGATCAGGTGTTGTTGCAGTAAGTTCAGCATTGACAGTTGCGGGTGCGGCTACAATTACAGGTGACTTAACAGTTAACGGTACTACAACAACAGTTGACAGTGCTACATTAACTATTGAAGATCCGATGATTACTTTAGCAAAAAATAACTCAGGTGGAGATGCAAACACATTTGACCAAGGGTTATTCATGAACAGGGGATCAGCGGCAAACGTTTCATTTATTTGGGATGAATCAGCAGACCAATTCGCGTTTGCAGTAACATCAGGTGAAGATGGAACAACAGCAGGTAACGTAACAATCGACTCTTACGCAAATATTAGAGCTGGTGACATTACTGCTGTAGACATCGACGGTATCTTAGGATCAAACACAGCGGCGGCGGCTACTGTTACAACTTTGACGGCATCAGGTGCTGTTGAGTTAGACGGTGGTAACGTAACGATCAACGAGAGTTCAGCAAGTGTTGACTTCAGAGTAGAATCAAATGGACATGCACACGCTATATTCGTAGATGGTTCTGAGGATCACGTTGGTATCAAAACTGCCACTCCGGCATTTGACTTGGACATTGGTGGATCAACAGATGCTGTTAAATTACCGCAAGGTAACACAGCGGCTAGACCAACTGGTGCTACAGGTATCATCAGATTCAACACACAAACTGGAAAGTACGAAGGTTGTACAGACGGTTCAACATATGTTGACTTTGCGATTGCGGGATCGGCTCCTACTTTCTCTAAAGTTTCAGCAACTGGTGATGGATCAACAACAACGTTCACAGGTTTCTTTGGATCGGCTCCAGAAAATGTGAACAACGTTTTCGTTTACATCGACAACGTATACCAAGAACCAACTGAGAACTACACAGTATCAGGTACTAACATCACATTCACTTCTGCTCCACACAGTGCGGCAAGGATTTTTGCGATAACAGGTGCTGACGGTACTTCATTGGTTACTGGTGGTGTTGCTAGATCTGAGACAAGTTCAACTAACTTCACATCAAGTGCGACAACTATCATGAGTTTCAACGCCGCTTCTTACAGAAGTGCTGAGTTATTCATCCAGTTGACGGACACTGCTAACACTGAATACGCGGCCATGAAAGGTGTTGTAGTACACAATGGTACTACTGCATTCATCACTGTGTCTAGTATCACTAACACAGGTTCAACTGACTTGGGAACAATCACTGCTGTATACGACAGCGGCACAGTGAATGTACAAGCGGTTAGTACAGGTGGTGTAACAGCAGGTAAAGTACAATACTCATTAGCGGCAGTATAGTAAGCAAGACTAGAACCCTAAAGATAATTCTAAACGCCCCAATGGTAAATACTACTGTTGGGGCGTTTTTTTTTCGGCTCAACTTTAATTAACTTAACTCATATGGGATATATGGAACTATGACAACAAGAAACTTCAGAGTACATAATGGTATTTCAGTTGGTGATATAGTAATATCAGCAAGTGCGAATACTATCACAGGAGGAGCGACGGCGGCACCAAATGCGGACGGTCAATTCTCAAACAAGAAATACGTTGACGATCAGATCGCGGCGATTTCAACATCAGCAATCAGCACAGGTAACACAAGTGCGACGATCACTGACTCAGGATCAGACGGTGCATTGACGGTAGTATGTGACGGTAACACAGAACTAGTGATTAACGACACATCATCTACGTTCTCAGGTAACGTGGTTGTAACAGGTCAGTTGACAGTAAACGGTACAACAACTACTGTGAACTCATCAAACACAACAATCGCAGATAACTTGATTGAACTTAACTCAGGTATATCAGCATCATCAAATGACGCTGGACTTATCATTGAAAGAGGTTCAACAGGTAACAACGCGGCAATCATTTGGGATGAATCAACAGATACATTTGCAATGGGTTTAACAACTTCAACAGCGGCTGACAAATCAGGTGGTATCACAGTATCAGTTGGAACACTAGTTGCCAACTTAACAGGTACAGCAACAGCGGCTCAGTATTCTGACGTTGCGGAGCGATTTGCATCAGACGAAGCAATGGCTCCAGGAACAGTTGTAGCACTAGGTGGTGCGGAAGAAATCTGCAAGGTAAACGAAGAAGGATCAGACGAAGTGTTTGGTGTTGTTTCTAGTAAAGACCAAGCGGCTTTCATGATGAACGGTGGTGCAGGTAACGACGACACACACCCATACGTAGCAATGACAGGTAGGGTTGACGTAAAAGTTATCGGTTCAGTAAACAAAGGTGACAGACTTATATCTGCATCAGTACCAGGTTACGCTAAAGCGGCTCAAAAATCAGAATGTACAGCATTCAACGTGATTGGTAGAGCTCTTACAAGCAAAACAACAAGTGGTAATGGTTCAGTATTAGCGGCAGTAAGAACAAGTCACTAATAAGTACTCATACTTTTTAGTAGAATTAAAGGCGGTCTTCGGATCGCCTTTTTTTTTAGGCGTATAAATACGTATACTGTTGTCGGCCGGCAATGATAAAGAGGCCGTGTATGGCATATGCTGTACTAACATTATTATAAGGAGTACCCTAGTATGGCCATAGGTCGTATATCTGGGTCGGTACTAAAGTCAAATTTGACTAGGAACGGTACAGACCTGGCATTTGAAACAAACCTTTTATACCTAGATGTAACGAATTCTCGTATAGGTATTGGTACTTCAGAACCCTCAACAGCATTACAAGTAAACGGAACAGTGACAGCATCTGCTATCACCGGTCTTACTTCTGCGACAATCACAAACACATCAACAGATGATTCAATATTAGTGACAACAACAGAAGATAGTTCAAGTGCCGGTCCAGTAATCACACTTAAAAGAAATAGTTCAAGTCCTGCTGACGCAGACTACATGGGACAGATAAAATTTAAAGGTGAGAATGACGCAGACCAGGAAATTGTTTATGCAAAGATAACGGGTAAGATACAGGACGCCAGCGATGGCACAGAGGATGGACTAATAGAATTTGCTAACAAGAAAGCAGGATCAAATGTAATAACTGCGAGATTGAGATCAGACTCTCTACAACTGTTGAACGGTACTTCGCTGACAGTAGCAGGTGACACAACGATAACTGGATCACTCATTGCAGACGGACTAAGTTATCCAACATCAGATGGAAGCAACGGACAAGTATTGACCACTGACGGATCAGGTAACCTTTCGTTCTCAGAATCATCAGGTGGAGGCGGTGGAAACAACACAGCGGTCAAACAGTTCAACCACTACAAGTTAGACACAACAACAGCGGTAATAGACGAGTTCGACATAACGGAATACAGAGGTGCTATCTATGATGTGATCATGGAGGACCAGGATAACGGTTTCGTTGGACATGTCAAAGTGTCAGTGGTACATGATGATTCAACGCCTTATGTTTCTACCTACAATGTAAATGAAGATTCAACAAGGATAGCAGACTTCACTGTTGCAATATCGGGTGACATGGTACAACTGTCAGCGGTCACAAACACATCATCACACACCAACTTAAGAATTTACAGAATAGCACTGGGCGATCACCACGAAACAGTTGCCAACACCAACTCAAAAATTATAACAACTTCAACGAATATTGGCTCTAGTGCAACTACACTTGATCAATTCACAAAGACAGATATAAGGGGTGCCAAGTATGTTATACTGATAAAAGATAGCACGTCGGGTGACTACCAGATATCTGAAACTAGCCTTACACACGACGGAACAACAGTTTTCCATGATGACTATGCCCTTGTATCTAGTAGAGGTACACCTTTGCATACTATAAGTGCAACAATTTCTAGTGCAACCGTCACACTGCTTTCTGCATCTGGTGGTAACACAACAGGTACAGCAATTCTCTACAGACAGGATCTTGGATCTAAAACAAAACTAGGAGAGTTTGACAACTTCTTGTATGGAATCAAGGGAGACATAGACTCATCGGTTGAGACTGTTGACTCATTTGATGTGTTCAAATACAAAGCGGCAAGATATTTCATAACAATGGAGTCAGGTTCAGAATACCAAAACTCCGAGGTGACAATGACCGTTAACAACGCCGGAACAGATGCAACAATATCTGAAAGTTTTGTTATTACTGCTAACAACACACTAGCAACTTTCTCAGCAGATGTTTCAAGCGGCAAAGCAAGATTGCGGGCAAGTTGCAATCCAAACACAAAAATATATTTCGCAAGACTGGCCATGGAGGCAGACAACATCTACAGGGCAAGTGGTGGTACAACTGATGATTTATACATCACACATAACAACTTGAAACTAGAGCCCGGTGCTTTAACGTTGCCAAAAGGTACATCAGGATCAAGGCCTAGCAGTAGTGCCACTGGTATGATAAGATACAATACTTCAACGGACACGTATGAAAGATATGACACCACAGGTTGGACAAATATAGCCACGCAGGCATCAGTATCAGAGTCAAGTGATACCAGCACGGGAGAGCAAACATCAATAGGAACCACTGCAACCAACATCGACACATTCACTACAGGTACTTTTGACAGTGCATTCTATCTTGGTGTGATGAAAGATGAAATCAATGACGAACTTGCAACCGTGCAAATAAGTTTAGTACATAATGACACTGATGCTTTCGTTTCAGCGGGTGGCGGAGTACAACAAGGAACAAACGGTCAACTGACGTTCACTGCAGATATCAATTCAGGCACTGTAAGATTAAAAGGAACAGGTACAGCGGCAGTAAACAGTATCAAGTTTTATAAGATAGGTTTAGGAGACAATACGTCTGCATCAAGCTCAGGAAACACTGCGACTATTATAAACACAGATGTTGATAGTGCTGTTGAAAACTTAGACACTTGGGCACACGGAACATACAGGGGTGCAAAATACTACATAAGTGCAAACAACACTGGCAAGACAGAATTACACAACATAGAGTGTTTAGTTGTACACAACGGCACAGATGCATTCATCACAACTTACAATAGCAACTTCACAGGAAGTAACGAGTTGATAAGTTTGACAGCGGACATCAGCGGTTCCAATGTGAGATTAAGGGCATCAGGTAATGAACCAAACACAGCGGTCAAGATGTACAGGGTGCTTTTAGGCGATGCCGAATCAGATGCATCAAGTACAAACACAAAAACAGTAGGGCAAACTACCACATCAAGCAGTGCTACCACAATGGACACATTCTCCACAGACAGTGTGAATGGTGCTCAATACGTTGTAGTTGGAAACAGCAGTTCTGAGAGTGCGGCAAGTATCTCAGAAGTATTTGTGGTGTCAGACGGTGCAGACGCATTTGTATCATCAGGACCTATCGTGTCTACCAAAGGATCAGACCAATTATCATTCTCAGCGGCTTTAAGTGGATCAACTGTGACAGTAAGTGCCGCTAGTACCTCGGGTGCAAGTACAACTGTGAATGCATACAGAGTAAACTTGTTGAGGGCATCGGCAGGTGCGGCAACAAGCGAACAGGTACTTGTGTCAACGACACAGACCATATCAGGTGCCAAAACCTTCTCAAATGCTGTTGTGAAAATGACCAATCTACCAACAAGCGATCCAGGAGTTGCAGGACAACTTTGGAACAGTTCTGGCACTTTAAAAATTAGTGCTGGCTAGACAATAAGATCTAATATAGTCTGTAACTTACCTTTTATACTTTTATTATTCAGTGTGTTTTTGAGACCCATGTGTAGGTTCTTGGGCCAACATTCAAACGCAGTCCAACAGTATCCTGAATGTTCCGCATTTAATTTAGGAATGAATTCTGCGTCTATGGCTACTAGATATGTGTGGAAGAAGAACTTCTGATCGTTTGATGTGAACATCTCTAATGGAATTACTTTCTTGAATTTGGGTAGACTGCCTGTCTCTTCTTCTACTTCACGCTTCAGTCCCTCGAAGGCACTCTCCGTGAATTTGCTTTTGCCACCTACCAATCCCCACATGCCTTGTGTCTTCTTGTCAGTTCTTTGTAGGAACAGGAAACGTTTGGTGGTTGTTGCGTAGAACAGGGCACCCGAGCAAACTATGTTTTCTTTCATGCTTTATTATAACAACTATGGAGTGGTAGCGTCAAGGCTTGAGTTGTATCCTGGATCTGCTCCACCGTCAAGCACTATGCTCCAATTACCTTGTGTGTACACACCTTCGTATGATTTAACCCATTCTGTGCCATTGAATCTATACTGTATTCCTGTGTTAAGATTGGTAACGTAGTGTTGTGTTGAATCTGGATTACTTGCGTCGAAGGCAATATTCCACTTACTCGTTGCACTGTTGTATTCTATGATGTCGCCTACACTGGCCACAAGTGTACCCCAAGTTGCACTTTGGAAACTGGCTGTGCTGTCTCCTACATCATTTATGACCAGATATCTATCACCATTCGCGGGTGTGCCTGGATCAAATGTTGCTGGATTTATTATCTTCTTGACTGCTGTAAGAGAATTGTTTGGTATTGTATCACCGTCAATTGTGTATAATAAAATTGTGTCGTCCAGTGACGTTGTTGCTATTGTGCCAATAATCTCGTTGCCGTCCGGCTGTGTTAATCTTATCTGTGATGTGCCGTTTGTTACTTTCCCATACTGATCTAAAAGAACTTTCCAATTGACTGCTGGTCCAAATGTTTCAAACGGATCATAATTGTTAGGTTGGTTTGCACCTGACTGGAATCCATCGCCCCCCGATTTAACGTTTGTACCTGTTGATCCTAATAATCGTAGTTGATTGCCTGTCACTAACAATCCGAAGTTGTTTGGCGTAATGTAACTTCTCGATGTTAGTTCTCCATCTATCAACCCTTTTGTTATGCCACCGTCGTCGTCGTATATACTCATTATTATCTTCTGCACCACACCCAACTTCTTAACTTTCACGGGCGGGGATAGCCATATTGGCATACTAAACTGTAATGTTGCTACATCAATTTCGGTATCTGCACCCACAGGAATAGTCCTCGAACTAAATGTGATGTTACCTAACTCAATATAACTTAAACTTGTCCAGTCTATGTAGTTGTCTGTTTTCTGTATCTCAAAATCCGGGTTGAATAGATAAAGGATCTGTTCTAGTATCTGTAATTTTTGATCGGTGTTGGATGAGAAAATGTCCGCTGTGACCTCTAGCCTAAAAGGTGAAGGCATGACCTTTTCCACAGTGTACCCTGCACCCAATTGGTTTGTATAATTTCCATCACTGTCTACATCTCTTTCTCTCAAGTGTTGTTTTTCGACATGGTATGGATTCTGCATCCTTTCCCTGTCATAGTTTAATTCTCTAACGTAACAAGCGATCTTAGGAGCATAGTTCAAGGCGTTCTCACTGTTGTTCCTGATGATGTTAGCAACCTGTCTTGTTGGATCGCCGTAAACCACAGGCACCGCTCGCAAATTTACGGCGCCATCACTGCCTTTGCCTGTTTCCACAGAAAAGTTACTCAAAATTCTAATAAATTGAGTTAAAAATTTTCTAACCTGTCCTTCGTAAAAATGTAGCATTCTTAATTGTCAGCCTTTGGTTTCAGTGCATCTGTTAGTGACTGTCTCTGTTTCACTGTTAATCCGTTTATTGTTGATTCTGTCGCATTGTTAACAAAACTTGTTTTGTAGTTGCCTCTAGAATCATTGTTCGTTGTAGTTATTCTCACACTGTCTTCAATTTTGATCCATCTGACTCCGTCATAACGGAACAACCTGTTGGGTAAAAAATCCGTTCTCAAGAAGTAATCACCTTTATCTACACCCGATGTTGGGAATGTTATTCCAAAACCTGCAGGATTTCCGTTAGGTGCAACACCGTCGCCATCTAGATAGAATCCGTAGTGAGAAGAAGCAGGAGTATCTATAGTAGCATTAACTGTTTGATCACTACTTGCTCTTTGTTCCTCTGTGTTAACATTTTCAGTTCTGATGTTTCCTCTTTCGTCGATCGGTGCAACATAATATTGTTTATAATTGAATCCTGCCTTTGGAGCATCAGATTCTGCCTGTGCTACAATCTGATCGTTGATAGTTTTTTCTCTGTTGTATGTGCTCATGTAACTTGCAACTGACCCTGTTGTGGTTGCATCTCCTATTACATCTTTGAATTCTTGTGAATCTACTAGAGTTTTCATTTTCAATCTTAATAGATGTGGCCACCATGTTTGGCTGAATCCTTCTGCCGCTCTGTTTACGTCTTCCACAACATAGTATCTTTTCAGTGCAATTGGCACACTTTCGTCTAATGAATAATCTTCCTTCATGTGTGGGAATTCTATCACATCACCACTCATTGGTTTTCTGCCAATCCTTTCCACAATATCGTTCAAATGAACAGTCAGAAACAATGTGTCATTCTGTAGGAACATACCAAACTGTGACAGATTAAAATCTGCATCTTGCACATTGTAAATTCCTCTAACAACATAAACATCATCTGAATATTTTCTATCCCTATTCTCTAAAAATAATAAATCTTGTATAGTTCTCTCGTTCAAACTGTCACCCGAGTACTGAGGTTGCGTAGGAGAGGCATCGCCGTCTTTGTTTGTATCTCCTTGGTTGTATGGTCCTAGATATTTGTGCAGGTGTAGATCCGTCCCACCCACTTGAAACATCTCTTTGATGTTGCGATCGAAGAACTTGTAGTCATTGCCCTTTTCAGGCTTAAAAATGGATAATCTTGGCATATCATACATATTTATTGCACAGGCAATGACTATAAATATGAGTATGTCAGAACTACAAACAGGACAACAGGAAATTTTCGATTACGTCAAGAACAGTCTCGGTGACGGGATGATTGACGTGGAATTAGACCCAAAACACTATCAAACGGCACTGGAAAGAGCAGTGAATAAATTCAGACAGCGATCATCAAATGCTGTGGAAGAATCGTATGCATTCCTAGAACTAAAGAAAAATCAAAACAGTTACATCTTGCCAGATGAGATCATAAACGTTAGGAATTTGAACAGAAGAACAGTTGGTTCACGAACCGAAGGTGGCGAAGGTGGAACTTTGTTTGAACCATTCAACCTTGCATACACAAACACATATCTTTTAAGGGCAGGTGCAACAGGTGGATTAGCAACTTACTATGCATTCGCTTCATATCAGGAGATGATCGGAAAAATGTTTGGTAGTTTTATTCAATTCCACTTTGATGTTGCTACAAAAAAATTGACTATCACACAGAGACCAAGAGCAGACGACGAGACTGTGCTTATGCACACCGACAACTATAGACCTGACATCACGTTGTTCAAAGACATCTACTCTAAACCATGGATCAGAGATTACACACTTGCTGTGTCTAAAATAATGTTAGGTGAAGCAAGAGGTAAATTTAATACCATTGCAGGTCCACAGGGTGGAACAACACTGAACGGTGATGCACTTAAGAGCGAAGGTCAGGCAGAGATCGAAAGATTGGAAGCGGACATAGGAAACTTCCAAGAAGGCGGCACGCCACACAGTTTTGTTATTGGTTAATTGATACTGAACTTCATTTAAATACCTACCATGAAAGACTCCCATCATAAAAATTATTCTGACCTATCACTGGATCAATTAGAAAAGTTGGTAGAGGACTTGGAAACAATGAGCATAAAAGCCTTGAAAGAACGCAAGAAAACCCTGAGAGCATCAATATTGAGATCTGTGAGAAAAGCAATAAAAGAGATTGAAAAACGTTTAAAAAAATAGTATAATAAACCTATGTTAATAGGTGTAGTAGGTTTAATAAGTTCTGGTAAAGGAACAGTCGCTGACAGGCTCGTGGAAACACACGGCTATCAAAAAGATAGTTTCGCAAAAAGTCTAAAAGATGCTGTGGCGTCCATGTTCAATTGGGACAGGGCTCTCCTAGAAGGAGACACGGAATCCAGCAGACATTGGAGAGAACAACCTGATAAATTCTGGAGTGAAAAATTTGGCAAGCCAACAACTCCGAGGTGGGTGTTACAATACTTCGGCACGGAAGTTATGCGTGGTCAGATGTACGACGGTATCTGGGTAGACAGTTGCATTGGCAGATACAAAGGCCAAAACACTGTGATAGCAGACACACGATTCCCCAATGAAGTTAAACAGATAATAGCACACGGTGGAAAGATTATACTAGTAAAAAGAGGGCCAGATCCTGATTGGTTTGTTGACTATGTCGAAGGCAATATCGAACCCAAAGGTATACACAGTTCAGAATATGCATGGGCAAAAGAAGAGTTTGATTTCGTCATTGAGAATAATGGCACAAAAGAAGAACTATACGCAAAAATAGACGACCTAATCGTCAGCGACAAGATCACCAACACGCCATCCCAATCTACGGGTAGTAGTCAGCCTCTGGCAATTGGCGCAAACAGTTTTTAGGTTAGTAGCAGTAGTATTCCTCAGATCACCATCAACGAACAGCACATCCAATTGTGCTTTGTCTTGTGCTTTAAATCCACATAACTCACACTTCCGATGTTTCTTGTAGCCAGATCTTTGTAGGGCGGTCACACCTCCCACTCGCTTGCCGGCTTTTTTTCTAATACAGGTGTCACACTTTCTACGCCAATACACACGTCCATATCTCTTATAGGCGTATGCTCTAGGCTTGGTCTTACACTCCGTACACAACGGTCTGTCTTTGTACTGCATGTTCGTATTTACGTCACCTATATAGGTACCAGAAAAACAGTAAATTCTGTCATAAAAACCATACGATTGAATAAATAACTCTAGTATACGTACAACTTGCAAGGAGAATACGAAAAATGGCATTAACATCACCAGGAGTAGAAGTTTCAGTAATAAACGAGAGTTTCTACGTACCATCAGATGCGGGTACAACACCACTATTCATAGTAGCATCATCACAGGACAAATCAAATGGAGCCGGAGACGGTACTGCCGTAGGAACAACTACAGCCAACGCCAACACTGCTTATTTGATCTCGTCTCAAAGAGAATTAACAGAGACTTTCGGAGATCCGAAATTCTACACAGACGCATCAGGAAATTCATTAAACGGTTATGAGTTGAATGAATACGGCTTACAAGCGGCTTACTCTTTCTTAGGAGTTGCCAACAGAGCTTATGTTTTAAGAGCGAATGTGGACACAGCAGATTTAGTTGGAAGTGCCTCGGCACCTACAGCGTCACCAACAGATGGCACATACTGGTTTGACCTTGCATCAAGCAGTTACGGTTTATTTGAGTGGTCACAAACTAATCAATCATTCACAACAATTACTCCAACACTTATCACTTCAACAAGTGACCTAGTTGGCGGTGTCTCAACTGGTGCACCAAAAACTTCAATTGGTGTAATTGGCGATTACGCAATCAACACAACTCACGTTACTAACAAGATCTACAAGAAGACAGCAAGTAACACTTGGGTACAGGTTGGTTCAACAGACTGGCACACATCTTTACCAGTAGTTACAGTTGCTTCAGGAACAACAGTGACAAGTGGTCACAAGATAGCAATCAATGGTGTTGAGATCACAACAAGTGGTACAACATTATCTAACGTTGCGGCAGTGATCGGATCAAATGTCACTAACGTAACAGCAAGTGTTAACAGCACGACAGGTAACCTAGAGATTTTCCACAATGGTAAAGCACTAGGTGACTCAACTGGAGGTGCAAACACTATCAGATTTGAAGCAAAAACAGGAACGCTATTAGCAGACCTTGGAATAACAGCAGGCACTTTCAATGGTGTAAAACTTCTACAAGACAAACACACTAACAGACCAACTTGGAAAACAGCAGACGAAGACAGACCTAATGGTTCTGTTTGGTTCAAGACTACTTCTGCAAACTCAGGTGCGGCTCTAGTTACTAAACTTTACAGTTCATCAAGTGCTAGTTTCTCAACAGTTGCTAGTCCACTTTATGCTACACACCACTCTGCGATCTACAACTTAGATCCAGCGAACGGTGGAACTGCATTAAGCACTGGAACAGTGTACGCACAGTACAACGTAACTGAAGAGTCAATGACGGCGGCTGACGCGGCTGATACAACTCCAAACGTAGCAGACTTCCAACTATTCAGACACGAAGGTGGTGCTACTACAATTACTAGTAACAGTACTTCACCAAGTTTCACAAGTGCAGAAACTTTCTCAATACAGGAATCAGTTAAGAACCAAGAAGCATTAAACAGTGCAGTAACAGTAACACTAGGTGGTACTGGTGCTGATGACTTTATTGCGGCAGTGAACGGTGCAGGTTTAACGAACGTAAGTGCAAGTAAATTAAGCACAGGTGCGATTGTTATGACACACAAACTAGGTGGTGAGTTCAGGATGTTTGACACATCAGGAACACCTTTAGCAGATGCAGGTTTCAGTGCAACGACGGCACACAGTTATGGAACATACACAAAAGACAGTACAACTTTAATTGACAACTTGTATGATCTACCAACAGGTGACAGCATTGACTCAAGTGCTAACACAGGTATCATGGCAAGTAACTGGAAGAGACTAAGTTACACTGCTTCAACAAGTGCACCAACTAATGAGCCAGCAGACGGCACATTATGGTACCACACTGCGACAGACGAAGCAGACATCATGGCACACAACGGTACAACTTTTGTTGGTTATGCAACAGCATACGCAACAACAGATCCAAATGGTCCACAGTTCAAAGCAACAGCACCGACTACACAGTCAGACGGTACTGCACTTGTTACTAATGACTTATGGATTGACACAAGTGACCTTGAGAACTATCCAAAACTTTACAAGTACAACACATCAGCAACTCTAAGTTCTACAAACACAGCGAACCAAGTGGCAGTGACCACTTCAGGTGCGGCGTGGGAACTAGTTGACAAAGCAGACCAAACCACAGAAGATGGTGTTGTGTTTGCAGATGCTAGATACCACACAGCGGCTGACAAGGCAGATTCATTGTCAACTGGTGGTGCAGGATCACCAAGTTCGATTAAAGACTTATTGAGCGATGGCTTCTTAGATCCAGATGCTCCAAATCCAGACAATTATCCACAAGGTATAATGTTATGGAACACAAGAAGATCTGGTTACAATGTTAAAGAATACAAAAACAGTTATATCACAACTACGAAATATCCAGGAAGCGGATCTGCTG